TCAGGTGATTGTTACACAATTAGAATGAAAGATGGTCTAATTGAAAGAGTTGATAATACAATGAACCAAAATAGAAAAATACAAGTTGAAACAACAACTGGTGTAAAACAATTATTAAACGGATAAGATGAAAAAAATAGACAATAGAATTTTAGAAGAAATTGCTCGATATAACTCAATCAATAATTATATTGTTGAACAAGATGCTACATTACCTCCACCTCCGGGAGAAGACCCAAACGCTTTACCGCCAGCTCCGGCACCTGTTGACCCAAATGTTGCCCCACCGGCACCTGCGGCACCTACAGGACCTCAACCGGTTGATTTAGAAAACGACCCTGATGTAGAAAAAGTTGGTGAAGGAGATTCTGAAGGTAAAACTGAAGAAATGGATATTACTGATTTAGTAAAATCTCAGAAAAAAGTTGAACAAAAACAAGAAGAATATTTTGATAACTTATTCCAACATTTAGATAATTTAGAAACTAAATTAGGTGAAATGGATGGTATTATGTCTAAGTTAAATGACTTAGAAATGAAGATTGAAAAATATAGAGAAAAAACTCCCCAAGAAAAATTAGAACTTAGAAGTTTAGATTCGGGACCATTCAACCAAAAATTAAGTCAATTTTTTGACGATAAAGAAGAGGATATGGAAAAATCCGGAAAAAATGAATATATTTTAACTCAAGACGATGTTGAAGATTATTCACCAATTGAAATTAAGAAAACATTTAGAAATTTTGGAGATGAAGGAAAACCAACATCATTCCAACAATTAAGATAAGATAAGACGGACTAAAAAAGTCCGTTTTATTTTCACAAACAATTTGACAAACACACGGCTGACACTTATACTTTTATAAACCTTTAAATATTTTAAACACTATGGCGACAAATTCATTAGACGCAGTTTTAGCTCAATACGAGAAAGCTAAACAAGGTAGTACTTCTTCTACCTCAAAATTTACACAAGAAGAAAGAATGAAAAAATACTTCGCGGCAATCCTTCAAGATAAGGAAACTCAAGGCCAAAGAAGATTAAGAATCTTACCAACTACAGATGGTACTTCACCATTTAAAGAGGTGTGGTATCACGAGATTCAAGTTGATGGAAAATTCCAAAAATTTTATGACCCGGGAAAAAATGACAATGAACGTTCACCTTTAACTGAGGTTTACGAAGAACTTCGTTCGACAGGTAATGAAAATGACAAAAAATTGGCATCGTCTTACTTATCACGTAAATTCTACATTGTTAAAGTTATCGATAGAGATAACGAAGAAGATGGAGTAAAATTTTGGAGATTCAAATCTAACTACAAAAATGAAGGTATCTATGACAAAATCATCCCTATCTACAGAAACAAAGGTGATATTGCTGACCCTGAAAAAGGGAGAGACCTTATCCTTGAATTAACAAAAGCTAAAACTCCAAAAGGGGCGGTTTACACGGTAATTCAGACAGTTATGTACGATGACGCGGCTCCAATTCACGAAGACACAAAACTTTCTGAAAGTTGGGTTAACGACGAATTAACTTGGAGTGATGTTTACTCTAAAAAACCGGTTGAGTACTTAGAAGCTATTGCAAGAGGTGAAACTCCAAAATGGAATACTGACAAAGGTGGTTACGATTATGGTAACTCTGATGAAAGTGAAACTTCATTTGGTGGTTCTAAACCATCGGCTCCTATTGACCCACAAGCGGGTGATGACGAGGATTCAGATATGCCGTTCTAATCAAACAAAACTTAGACATATAACTTGGGCACCGGGATTACTCGGTGTCCAACTTGTCTAAAAAAACTAAAAAATTAAATTAACATATACATATGGCGATTAAAAAACACGATTTTAAGTCCATTAAGGACAAATTCTCAACATCAGCAAAATACAAACCACAAAGTTTTTTTGATTTAGGTCCTGACTTTTTGGACGCTGTTGGATTACCTGGTCCGGCTATAGGACACTTAAATATGTTCTTGGGTCATTCTGATACGGGAAAAACAACTGCGTTAGTTAAAACCGCTGTTGATGCTCAAAAAAAAGGTGTTTTACCGGTCTTCATTATTACTGAACAGAAATGGTCGTTCGAGCACGCCAAATTAATGGGGTTTGAATGTGAGGAAGTTGTTGATGAAGAAACCGGAGAATTAGATTGGGATGGATTCTTCATATTTAACAATAATTTTGAATATATTGAACAAATTACTGATTATATTAATTCGTTACTTGACGCTCAAGAAAAAGGAGAATTAGATTATAGTTTATGTATAATGTGGGATAGCGTGGGTAGCGTCCCCTGCAAAATGACTTTTGACGGAAAAGGTGGGAAGCAACACACCGCCGGAGCGTTATCAGATAAAATTGGTATGGGTATTAATCAAAGAATTTCAGGAAGCAGAAGGTCAGATTCAAAATATGAAAACACTTTAATTATCGTGAATCAGCCTTGGGTGGAGTTACCGGATAATCCATTTGGTCAACCTAAAATTATGGCAAAGGGCGGAAATGCTATTTGGTTAAATTCTTCATTAGTATTTTTATTTGGTAATCAAAAAGGTGCGGGAACAAATAAGATAACCGCTACCAAAGATAAAAGAAGTATCAAGTTTGCGATTAGAAGTAAAGTTTCGGTCTTAAAAAACCACATTAACGGATTGGGTTATGAAGATGGTAAGATTATTGTAACCCCACACGGATTTTTAGCGGGTAAAGATTCTACGGAAGAAAAATCAAATATTGAAAAATACAAAAAAGAATATGCCGACTATTGGAAAGAAATAATAGGAACTGATGGCGATTTTGATTTGAAAGAAGAAAAAGAATAAAAAAAATATAAATAATTATACTTTTTAATTATTTGGTGATATTTATATAATATGGGAAGAAGAAAAGTTGAAGATGAAAAAAAGAAAGTAAAATTGGCGGTGTCTCTTGACCCCGAATTACCACAATACTTTAAAGATAAATCTATAAATTTATCTTCCCTTGTTAATAAATTATTAAAAGAATATATTAAAAATGGAAACGAAAGTTTGTAGTAAATGTAAAGAAAATAAAAAAGTTTGTGAATTTGGTAATTCAAAATCATCTAAAGATGGATTGTTATACTGTTGTAAAAAATGTAATAGTGAACGTGGTAAAAAATATGTTAAAGAAAACTCTAAAAAAGTTTTAGAATCTCATAAAAAATGGAGAGACAAGAATCCTGAATGGGTTTATAAACGACATAAAAAATACAGAGAAAATAACCCTGAAAAGATTTTAGAGTTTAAAAAAAATTGGTTAGATAAAAATCCTGGAAAAAGAAAAGAATATCGAGAAAATTATAAACCAAGAAAACACGAACGAAGAAAAGAAAGGAACGATAATGACCCTGTTTATAATTTAGTTAACAGAATGAGAAGTAGATTACGAAAATACTTAAACTCTCTTAACATAACCAAGAAAAACAAAACTTTTGATATTGTAGGTTGTTCCCCCCAATTTTTAAAAGAACATTTAGAAACCCAATTTACTGATGGTATGAGTTGGGACAACAGGAGTGAGTGGCATATTGACCACATTATTCCATTATCATCGGCAAAAACAGAAGACGAACTTTATAAGTTGTGTCATTATGAAAATCTTCAACCATTATGGGCTGAGGATAATTTAAAGAAGAGTAACAAAATATTATAGTAACGAATACAAACAAAACAAGTGACTAAAACACTGTTGATTGATGGAAGTAACCTTGCAAAAATAGGGTTCAATGGGGTGAAAGACCTCTTTAATGAAGGTAATCATATCGGGACTATCTACCACTTTATAAATACAATTAGGAAATTCCTTGAAGAACATAACTACGATAAGGTAGTTGTATTTTGGGATGCCGAACATAGTTCATCCACCCGGAAAGGACTTTATCCACAATATAAAGGAAATAGAAAGCAAGATATGAATGAGTATAAACTCGAATCGTATCTAACTCAAAACGCTCGTATTAAAGAATATCTTGAAGAAGTATTTGTTAGACAAGTTGAAATGTCTCATAATGAGGCCGATGACTTAATTGCTTATTATTGTCAAATGTCGATTGATGAAGACATTACCATTTTTTCATCAGATAAGGACCTTACGCAACTTATCTCGGATAAAGTATCCGTTTACTCACCAAACTCAAAACAATACTTTAAACAGGGTGATTTGATTACGATTAACAAAGTTCAAATACCCCACTATAATGTCTTAACTTGTAAGATTCTTACAGGAGATAATTCTGACAATATTAATGGTATTGAAGGTTTAGGTGAAAAAACTTTAGTTAAATTATTCCCTGATATGCTGGTTAAACCATGCACTATGGACGAAATACGAGTTAATGCCGGAAATATCGTGCAAGAAAAGAAATCAAAAGTATTGGAAAATATTTTGATTGGTAAAACAAAAAATGGTATACTTGGTGAAGAGTTTTACTTAACAAACAAAAAAATAGTCGATTTATCTAACCCCTTAATTACAGAAAATGCAAAAGAATTAGTAGACCAAATTATTACCGACACGATTGACCCCACCGATAGAGGGTATAAAAATCTAATGAGACTTATGATGGAAGATGGTCTTTTCAAATATCTTCCAAAAAACGATGAAGCTTGGGTCAACTTCCTAAGACCATTTATGAAATTAACAAGAAAAGAAAAAAGAAACACAAACAAAAACTAAAATTATGAGAGAACAAGAAAGTACTAAGATGGAATTTTTATTGTCATTAAATGATAATATCGTAGTTCAAAGATTCTTTAATGTACGGGGTTATAACTCAAAAGCGAAGAGCTCAATTGAGTTATATGAATTCATTATCGAATTTAAAAGAGAAATGCAAGAATACTTGAAAATGAAAACATTGGCGTATATGATGGATAACCAAGATTCAATTATACATGACCCTACAATTATGGACACATCGTTCACTGATGGACCCGAAATGTTTAACATTTATATTAAATTAGGTGAACAGACAATTTGTCATAGAATTTTTGATGGAAAATTTTATCCACCAAAAGTTCGATATACTGTCGATGTAAGACCATTCTTAAAGGAAACTCTTCGAGGATTGACTGACATTTTTTCAGATAAAAAATTAAGTTACAATTATTTGGAACTTGACTTGGCTAAGTAAGTATTTAATAATACAAGGATAACTTTAAAACAATTTATGAATAAAAATTTCGATTACTTAGGCAACACATTTCAAATACAATTACTAAATCAGATAATAGTAGATAAAGATTTTTCATCATCTATAATGGATGTTATAGAGTCTGTATATTTTGATAACAAGTATTTTAAAATCATTTTACAGATGACAAAAGAATATTATAAAAAATATGAATCTACTCCTAATTTTGATACTTTAGGACAAATAGTTAGGTCCGAAATCTCACAAGAAATGGTCGCTAAAATTGTTTTAGATACAATCAAACAAATTCAAGACGCTCCAATTGAAGGGACAATGTTCGTTCAGGAAAAAGCTTTAAAGTTTTGTAAACAACAAGAACTTCAAAAGGCGATGGACAAAGCTCAGAAAATTATTACTCAGGGAGACTTTGAATCATATGACAAAGTTGAAGGATTAATGAGGGACGCATTACAGGTCGGAGAGATTGATAAAGGTCAGACAGATATATTTGAAAATTTAGATACTGTTTTAGATGAAGATTACCGTCATCCAATACCAATGGGTATTCCGGGGATTGATAAACTATTAAAAGGTGGTTTAGCTAAAGGAGAGATTGGGGTTATATTAGCACCAACTGGTGTTGGTAAAACTACAATCCTCTCAAAAATTGCAAACACAGCATTTAATTTAGGATACAATGTATTACAAATATTTTTTGAAGACAACCCAAAAATTATCCAAAGAAAACACTTTACGATGTGGACCGGTATTGAACCTGATAATTTAGTATTACACAAAGAAGATGTAATGTCTAAAATCACAGAGATTAAAGAAACAATGAAAAACCGATTGATATTGAAAAAAATGGCGTCAGATACGATGACAATGAATCAAATCAAAGGTCAAGTTAGAAAAATGATTGCGGATGGAATTAAAATTGATTTAGTCTTAGTTGATTACATTGATTGTATTTTACCGGAATCAAGTAGTAGAGATGAATGGAAGGCTGAAGGTTCGGTAATGAGAGGATTTGAGTCAATGTGTCACGAACTTGATTTAGTTGGATGGACCGCAACACAAGGTAATAGGTCTTCAATATCTGCTGAGGTAGTAACAACTGACCAAATGGGTGGGTCAATTAAAAAAGCTCAAGTTGGACATGTCATTATTTCCGTGGCAAAAACATTAACACAAAAAGAAATGAATTTGGCGACTATCGCCATTACAAAATCTCGTCTTGGAAAAGATGGAGTTGTTTTTGAAAATTGTAAATTTAATAATGAATTACTTGAGATTGATACTGAAAGTTCAGTCACATTCTTAGGGTTTGAAGAACAACAAGAAGACAGAAAAAGAGATAGAGTTAAAGAATTATTAGAGAAGAGAAAACAAAGAGAACAACAACAAAATTAAAAAAAAAATGAAAGAAAAAATTTTAGAACCAAATAATGACAGATTTGTCATTTTTCCTATCGAACATAATGATATATGGGAATTTTATAAACAACATCAAGCAGCGTTTTGGACTGCGGAAGAGGTGGATTTATCTAACGATATTAGAGATTGGGAGAACCTATCAGATAATGAGAGATACTTTCTTAAAAATATATTGGCATTCTTCGCGGCATCTGATGGTATTGTAAATGAAAACTTGGCGGAAAATTTCTTAAAAGAAGTTCAGTATGCTGAAGCAAAATTCTTTTACGGATTCCAAATTATGATGGAGAACATTCACTCTTTAATGTATTCATTATTGATTGATACTTATGTGTCTGATGAAAAAGAGAAGGACGAGTGTTTCCACGCAATTGATAGATTACCGGCAGTTCAAAAGAAGGCTAAATGGGCTCTTGATTGGATTGAAAACGCTTCCTTCCAAGAAAGATTAGTTGCATTCGCAGCGGTTGAAGGTATCTTCTTCTCAGGTTCATTCTGTTCTATCTTTTGGATGAAATCAAGAGGAATTATGCAAGGATTATGTAATGCGAATAGTCTTATTTTTAAAGATGAAAATTTACATTGTGATTTCGCGATTCACTTAATTAATAATCATGTTGAAAATAAACCAACG